ATCCCATGGTTTTTCTAAAATGAACGGGGAATCCGTTCTCCCTGAGGATTCGCCCGCATTCCCTCTCGTATTCATCGGGATGCGCGCCGCTTTCGGCGCTGTAATGAGGAGCATCGCCCGTATACAGCCATCGCCAGTCGCGGGTCTCTACCTCGCGCATAGCCTTCGCGTTGACGAATCTCCTGTAACGCTCCGCGTCGTTGTCGCCCTTGTGCCTGGCGCGATCCTGCTTGCTCAGCGACTCCCACTCATCGCGGAGATCCGAGTCGCTTCCCGCCGTCGCCTGGCACTCATGCCAGCGGTCAAGCATACCCTCGGGTTCGTAGCCCTCCACCTGCCTGTCGGCGGGCAGGACCTTGAAGCCCGGCACGATCACGCAATCGCAGTTCTCGTGGTACGCGTGGGCATGGCCTGCCGTCTGCTCGCTGCGGTACACGAACCCGCGCGAGCTGAGCATGAAGCAAAACGCGCACGTCTCGCGCCCGCTCGGCACTCGCGCGTACCTCAGGTCGTTTCGATAGCAGTTGCGCTCCATGTTCTCGAAGGCGCATCTCTTGACGTAGTACTTCGTCAAATCCCTGATATCGCGTTTGAAGGCGTCGACGTCCCCGTCGACGAGGTTTCGCGCTAAATAGCGGACCTTCGAATCCATAGCCTGCAAGTCGATAACGTCCTCGATCGACGTATCCGCCTCTATGCCGTACGCTTCGGCTATCTCGTCGAATAGGTCGAGGGCGAGGGACGAGGCCTGGTCTCCGAAGGCGTACAGCGAGTCCTGGATCGCCTCGTCCGCGGCTTCTCGCATCTCGGCGACGGATGCGCCCGGATGCTCGGCGATTAGCCCGTCGAACAGGGCCTCTACGTAGCGGGAAGCCGACTCGCCGAGCGAATCAAGGTCTTTCCTATACCTGTCGAGCCTAGCTTTGGTTATTCTCATCGCTCACGCTCCTGCCGGCCGCGGCGAGGGAGGCGGCAGCGTTGCTCTTCGCTTGCTGGCGCCTGATCTCGTTCGATATGGAGCGCCTCACGTCATCGTCAAAACCGAGTTGCTCCCAGAACGTGGATGTTCCGGCGAATTCCGGCACCACGGCGGCGATCTTGACCATCGCGTCTGCCTGGCTCACGACGCTGGGCATCGCGGGCGACTTGAAGTGCGGCAGGATGTCGAGCTCGTCCTCGGTCAGCTCTGAGAGCGCGACGCCGCGGGACGTGGCCAGAGCCATCTGCGCCACGAGCACCATCGCGTCGCTGTTGTCGTCGATGAGGGTCTGCGCCTCGATGATGAGCGGCTCGTTCGCGGCGTAGATTGCCTCCGCCGAGCTTGGGTTGTCGTGGATGACGCCCAATTGGGACACCGGGACGTTGGTCTCTCCTGCGAAGCGCGACGCCAGCGCGCGCATGTAGTCGGTATGCGGCTGCATGCTGCCCTGGGAGAGCTGGCCGAACTGCGGGACGGACCCATCGTCGTTCATATCGATGTTGAAGATGTTGCCTATATACGCTTCCCATTTCGTCTTCTGCTCGAACGGGTCCCCGTCGGTGCCAAGGAGGTACTTCTGCGGCGATGTGAAGAACTCGGCGGAGATCTCGGTGCGCAGCGACTCCCTGACCGCCGAGTCGGTGAGCGACCGGACGGCCTTGCTGATGCGCGACTGGCCGAGCGGCTCCGCCTCGGTTGGGTTGTACGCCAGGGCGACCATCATGGGCTGCCCCATCTTGTGGGGCATCGACTCGTAGCCGACCGCGCCGTCCTCGTCCACGTAGGCGTGGACGGTCCTCGTCGCGGTGTAGAGCGCCAGCTCCACCGGCGCGCCGGAGGTCTCGTCGTAGTCCATGATCACCAGCCCGCGCGCGATCCGGCCCAGGCGCTGGTCCCAGACCGCGGCGCTGTCCTCGGCGGAGTGGGTCGTGATGATGACCGGCGGCTCTCCGGCCCGGCCGCGCGAGAGCGTGACGAAGTCGCATCCGCTGATCAGCTCGGATTCAACGGCCTGCCGGTGCTTGCGCTTGAGGCAGGACGTCTTGACCACGCGGGCGAGCTCCTTCGACACCTCCTCGTCCTTCGCGGTGAAGCCGTCGAAGCGGATGCGGGAGGACAGCGCGCTCACCGCCTTCTTCGGCCAGCCCACCACGGTCTCGATGGAGCGGAGCGCGGGCGGGATCGAGATGCCGAGGTCCTTCAGCATGTTCTCGCCCTCGTAGTACCGGCGCCTCAGCTTGTTCTTCGCCAGGTGCTCCCACCATGTCTCGAGCAGCTCGTCCATGAGCTCTATGGCCTCGTCGTCGAGGCCGCCATCGATGGCGAGCGCCGAGACGAGCGCTCGGCTGTAGCTCTTCTTGCGCCACATCTTGTCATCGCGCATCATCGCACCACCGCCTTCCTGCTGGGTTTCCTTCTCGTGGTCATCGCCGCCCTGTGCGCCAGCGCGCACGATTCTATGAGCGTCGCGTCGCAGGTCTGGGTGCTGTCGAACCCGAACCCGTCCTTGCCTATGGTTCTCTTGGCGCTCAACGTCGCGGAGTCCGCCAGCGCCTCTTGGTCGTAATGCTCGATCGCGCCGCTGGATACTGCGTCCACGAGCATCGAGTTGGCGGCCACCACGTCCGATGTGGACGGGAGCTTTACCGCTCGCTTCTTCATCCCGGAGGCAGACAGCCTCTGGGCGAGGGCCGCCGCGTAGGTCCTGCCATCGACCCAGACCTCTGAGATCTTGTCCTTGCGCGCGACCACCCACCGCTCGAACCACGCCGCGCCGCCCGACATCGACCGGTTGTCTATGCACTCGATGTACGGCTTGCCGCTTTGCGGCCTTATGCAGATGGACAGGGACCCGCTGGAGCCGTCCGGCGCGAATTTGATTCCGACCGTCATCACCCCGTCCGCCGGAGGGTCGTACGTGGTGCACGACTCCCAGTCTGCCGCGGAGATGACGTGCTCGGCCTCGATCTCGAGCATGAAGAAGCAGAGCCTCTCCTGCGCGAAGCTGAGCGGCTCGGTGTACGTGTCCCGCTCGGACCTGACGGTCTCGATGGAGATGCGGACGCCGAGGGCGGGGTTGGTCCTCCACCACCACTCCTCGTCATCGATCTGCTCCTCGAGCCGGCGCGGATCGTCGAGGACGAGGGCCCACTCTGCCCAGCAGAGGTCGTCCGGCTGCTTCTCGTGGACGGTCTTGCGCAGGTGCTGGAAGAAGGTGCCAGTCGACTCGGGGGTCGGGGGAGTGCCGCAGTAGATGTACTGGGGGTTATGCCTCGGGCCGGCGGAGGCTGTCGATAGCATCGCTTTGAGGTGCGAGTCGTTGAGTTCCTGGGCCTCGTCTGCGATGACGACGTCCACGGTGAATCCGCGCTTGGCGGACTTGGTGCGCGTGGAGAAATAGATCGCCGCGCCGTTCGAGAAGAAGATGGCCTCCTTGCCCGTGCCCTTGCGCACGGATCTGACCATCTTGTTGAGTTCCGGGTACTTCGCCTCCGGGTCGCGCGCCTTCTCGCCGTAGAAGCCCTTCATCCTGTCGAAGAGCTGCGTGACGGTCGAGTAGTCGTGCGCGGTGTAGAGGATCATCTCGCCGAGGGCGATGCCGATGTGGATGCGCATCTCGATCAGGAGCGTCTTGCCGTTCTGGCGCGGGACCGCCAGGCCGCATCTCCTGTGGATATAGCGCTTCGTCTCCGGGTCGACGGCGAGCCAGTCGCGGATGGTGTCGCGCTGCCACTCGTCCAGCGGGGACCCAAGCGCGGTCGAGAGCTTGATCGCGGTGTCCCCCAGGGACTTCTTATAGGGGAGCGACCGGTGAAACGTCGGTTGCTGGCACCCCCGCCTAGTAGCCTGAGAGGTCCAGGAAGATGCCTTCGATGGTCGACGGGCCGCCATCGGCATCCTTCCCTTCTAATTCATCGATCGCCATGACCGTGGCCCTGTACTCGGACGAGATCCTCGTGAGGCCCTGCCCCTCCGATGCCACCAGGTGTCCGTGCAGGATGTCGCGAAGCTCCCGCAGGCGCCCGGCGGTGTCCTGGGCGCCGTCCTCGTCGCCGACGCGCGAGTCCCTGGCCTCCTCGGATTCCACCGGTTTCGGGACGAGGCGCCCCTCCTGTCTCAGCTCGGCGAGCCTGCGGTTGACCGTTGACGTGCCGACGCCGCATTTAGCTGCGAGTTCGCGCTGGCTCATCCTGCCCGCGTGGTTGATGAGGTACTCGTCTACGGCGGGGCTGACCTTGCCCCTGGCCTTGGCCTTCATGGAACATCACCGCCCCCTGGGAGAAAAAATAGCCCTATGCCCCCGGGAGGGCTTCGCTGTCGGGGGAGGGGATGCCCCCCTGGTCCGATCGGCTCACCATTCCCGCGAATGGGGCAGAGGTTTGTTCTTCGTCTTGATGACTGATGTCTTGTTGCTCTTGCGCTGGTTGCAGATGCGATGGGCGGGTTGCACGTTCTCGATGTCGTAGGGAGACCCGCCCTTCGACACCGGCACTATCTCGTCGAGCTCGTAGCTCATCGGGTGGCCGGCGGGCAGGCTGTAGTCTATCGGCCTACCGCATAGAGCGCACGGCAAGCCCATCGCCCGCACCCGCTTCCTCAGCGCGTTGCGCCTGGATCCGTTCGAGCGCCTCGGGTTTCCCTTGGCCATGGCTGGCTCCTATCTGATCGCGGGCCGGCGCACAGCTTGCGGAAGCGTCCGGCCCGCCCCTTGCGGGCGGTAGCAAAAGGGCTCCGTCTCCGGAGCCCCATCCTCAGCGCGAGTGCGCACTATATCTAATAGCACTTTTAGGGTGCTCACTTAGTGCTCAAAACTGCTCACTAAGTGCTAAAAAGTGCTCAGTTTGCGCTATATTGCGCTATATAACCTGCGTATCTTTGTAAATTCTGTGAAGAAGCCCCTCAATTCCTGGTCCCGAATCTATCCAGTCGAGGGCGTCGGACACGGCGCGCCGCACCGACGCAAACGACCGCCCCCTCTTCTCCGCGATCTCCGAGTAGGTCATGGCTAAGACGTAGCGGTCCAAGAGTACGTCTCGCCACAAGGACGTGGATGCGCGCCCTGCGTCGCCGACCATCCCTATCACCGCGATCGCCTCGTCCTGCAGTTCGACCATTCCGTCGAGCTTGCGCTCAGCCCGGTCCCTCGCATCCCATAGCGCCGACAGCTTGCCGGTCATCCTGTCCGGGTCCCTGTACCCGCAGCATGATCCGGTCGACCCGCCGCCGAGGGAATCGATCCTCGATTCCCAGTAATCTAGGGTCTCCTCTGCCCGGCGCACGTCGGCCACCGCCGTGCGCACTTGATCGAAATACTCGCGCGAGGTCATTCGGTCTCCTTCTCGTGGTAGGATATCCGGTGCGACTCGGATGCCACGAGCATCAATGAGGGGCGGTGCCAAACCGGTGCCGCCCCTTTTATTTTACCTGCTAGATAACTCGATCATCAGATAAAGCCAGCGGGCAAATCGCCGCCTGGCCAAATGTCGGTCGCGCCTGGCCAAAGGTCCGTCGCGCCGGTCCTGCGCTTCCACCACCATCGCCCCGCAGAAGGGGCACACGAGCAACGGAAGTTCTGTGGCTCCGTCATCAGTCCTGCTTTCCGAGTATTCTCGATCGCAGCAGTCGAAGCGCCATACATCGTAGAGGGGGCCGCTTTTGACCTGCTCGACGCGGCAGGTGCGTTCCGGAACATATCTGCGACGTCTCCCATATCCGAATCCCATCTCGATTGCCGGCGGAAACTCATACCCAACGTCCTCAAGGTCGACCACCAGGCTCCAATCGCCTCCACTTGCCGCCGCCCTGCGCCGATCTTCGTCAATTCGCGCCGTCTGCCTCACCCGATTCCTGCATGTTGAAGTACACCTCGTCCGTCATATATGGGATCGACGTATTCAGCCCGCACGCCCAGGCCATGCCGTGGCCTGGCGCATCGAGCTTGACGGCCAGCATGCACAACCTCGGATCGCATGGCACGCGCGCCGTCCCGCCGGCGCCATCGGTCCTCGACATGATGGGGCAGAAGGCGAATCCGCGTTCGCGGCGCTCCTTGGTCTCGTTCATTCGTCATCCCCTTCCTCGCCTGCCTGCTTGAACCATACGCTCGCCCTGTCGAGACTTATGGACAGCACCCCGGCGGCTACGGCGCAGGCTTCGGTCGGCGAGCTCCCGGTTACTATGGTGACGTACCACATGCATTCCTCGCCCAGGCACTCGCGGGAACCGCCTTGAGAGAACTTCATCGGGCATTTTTGTCATCGAGGAGCACTGCTCCTGACTTTCTGCCGTGGGCGCACATTACCCCTCCAAACGAAAAATCCCCTGGTTTCGAAACATCCCTGATAATGGGAGATCTACTTCCAGAGGACTGCTATAGGCGACGACCAGACAAGGACGTTTGTCGTCTTGCTTAATAGTACATGGGCTCAGGCCCGTAATTGTGGCGACGGGGTGATTTTCGATGAATGGGGCAGCCTATTCGAGCGCCCTCCGTCACTTCCTCGCCACCTGGTCCTCGATCAGCAGCAGCTGGATGAAGCAGGCGTTGAGCATCATGTAGCAGGCGCCGCGGACGTCGCCGCAATACGACGAGGCGCAGGCGGCGACGAGCGCCAGGACGACCCCGGCGTGCAGGACGAACCTCATCTAGCGCCGCCCCCTCTCCATGGCGGCGGCGACGCGCGCCGCCGAGTTCGCCGGGACCCACGACGTCCTTCCGTGCTCGTCGGCCACCTGCACGCGGTGCCTCTCGAAGTCCAGCGCGACGACCTTGAAGGCTCCGCCATCGTCCTCGCCGTCGATGGCTACCAGGTCTCCCCGGTGCGCAGCCTGCCCGGATCCGTAGCGCGGAGCCTTCTGGGCCTTGCTCTCGGCGCAGGAGTACATGCGCTCGTGCCTCGGGAGCGTCGAGGTGCCCCCTTCCGATTCCAGGCTCATCGCGCTCCCCTCCACCGGCATGGTCTCCTCGATTTCGAGCATGGCCACCCTGACCGCGGCGCCGTGCGAGGCCACCTCCGCCTCGGCGAGCAGGCGGGTCGCGGCGGAGTACTCGACCATCCCTCGCGGTTTGGAGATCGCCTCCATGGCGCCCGACAGCGCCCCCCGCGCCTCGGAGATCTTCTTCCGTGCCGCCTCCACGTGCGGCGAGACGTCGCACGGTAGCGTCGCGTCCATGGGCTCCGTCTCGTACAGCTCCGTCCTTCGGAGCGCGTTATCGTCCGTCATTTGAACTCCTCATCGTCCATCGACCCTTCCAGGTACTCGTTACGCCGCAGGAGCAGGTCGATGGTGTCCTGGGCGTCGGAGAGCTCCTGCCGGAGCCTCGAGTTGACCTTCTGCATCTTGCCGACCTTCTGCCGGAGCTTCCGCACCTGCTCCCTCAGGGCGCTGGTCTCCTTGCGCTCCCTCTCCACCCTCTTCGTGGCCAGGAAGGCGGTCGGATCGAAGGCGCCCGATGCGTTGCGGCGCGGGTCCGAATCAGTCATCTTCATCCTCCTCATCATCTGTTTCAGAGAATTAGTTGTTCTCTGCAACTGGCTTACGGGGTATGGTCGCGGCGCTGGCGTCTACCTGCCGCGCGTCTCCCAGCGGCAGCTCGTCCTGGACGGCCGGCGCTGGCATGGTTCTGGCAGGGTTGCGGGCGTCCTCCGCGCGGGCCTTGGCGGACCTCTTCAGGTTGTCGAGGATCTTGGAGAACATGAGGGCGCGGTACTCCGGGGAGTCGGGCACGTCGCGCAGCAGGAAGTCGCTCGGCAGCTCGGAGTCCCTGAACTCCCTCCTCTTGGCCTGCGCCGGGGAGAAGGGCCTGCCGCGTCTGGGGCAGGAGAGCGTGGCGACGTGCAGCCACCCGCGGGAAACCGACCGGCTCTTGAAGCCGTCGTCCTCCCATGACTCGACCTCCCGGTCGTCCGAAGCGATGGGGCCCTTGCGGGACACCACCCGCAGCGGCACGTCCATCTTGATCAGCATCGCGCCGCATACCGGGCACGCCATGTCGCGAGCGTAGCGGTCGTTCACGCGGTATCCGTCCGGCACCCTCATCGCGCGTCGCCCCTCTCGTCCCTGATGATCTTGGCCACGAGCGGGTAGGGGTTGGCGCCCTTTGACGGGTCGAACTTGTCGAGCCCGCGCCTGATCATGCGGGCGCACTCCTCGACGCGCTCGAGCGAGCAGTCGCAGCCCTTGGGGCAGAGCTTTGTTGATGTGCAATAAGAATAGGTCCGAATGAGCATCGGGATTTGAGCACCGCGTGCATTAAGAATTGAGCAGTTTAATCATTAGGGCCGCGCCTCCTGGGAC